TTTGTATCGTCTTTTGGTGGATCAACTTTTGTATCGTCTTTTGGTGGATCAACCGTTGTATCGTCTTTTGGTGGATCAACTTTTGTATCGTCTTTTGGTGGATCAACCGTTGTATCGTCTGTCGTTTCTTCTTTTTTAGCAGGCTTTAATTTATTTATATGTGCATCTGCTTGATCTCCAATTTTCTTTATAGCAACCGAAGTTTTTTGAATAGCTTCAATTTCAGGAAGGAATGCTTTAACACCTTCTAAATCTTTAAGATCGTCAGCTGCTTCTTTTTCACCATCTGCAATTGCTTTAGCTAAATCTTTTCCTTTTTGTTGAACTTCTTTTAATTCTCCTGCAGCTTTTAATGCAGCTTCTTTTTTACCCATAGATTTAAGTACCTTCGCCTTATTCTCTAAACCTTCTTCTGCGACCATATTCTTTAAAACTTGTTTTCTTTTAAAATATACCTTTCCCAAAGGACTGTCTTTAGCTATGTTTGCTTCAGATTCTTCTAATTCAGTTTCAAATTCGCTAAGAGCATTTTTTAATTTTTCAGCGTTAACATCTTTAGAATGGTCTAATTCTGTTTTAGCATTGGCTTTAGCTTCTTTAAGTTTTACCTTTTTTTCACCTTCTGCTGCTTCTATTTTCTGATCAAACTTACTCATTGTTTTAAATTCAGACTGCATATTATCTGCAGCTTGTTGATTGCTATTTGCCATTAACGCAATCTTTTTATACTTTCCTAGTTTAGTTTCACATTTAGCGATAGCATAAGAAGATTTAAGAGAAGTTAAAACACTTTCCACAGAAACCTCTTCATTGATCATATAATGTTCTTTGATCTGGTTTGATAATTTAGATAAATTATTTAGGATTGCATCTACGTCTTTAATAACGTCGGCTCTTACTTTTTCACCTTCTGCTTTTTTAACAGCATCGTCTGATTTAACATTAGTCTTATCAACAGCAACCGAACCTGTTGTGGTTTTAGAAGCCGGAGACGTGTTATTTGAAGAGTCCATTGCAGTTCCTGCGAAATCTTCAAACATCATGATTTTTTTATTAAGTTTCATCATTTATGTGTATTTTTTAAAATGTCTATGGTTTATATATCTTCTTAAATAAACCTAAAGTTTAAAGCAAAAAAAAGACCCTCAAAAAGAGGGCCTTTTAATATTAAATATTGCTATTCAAATTTTACATTTTTACGCCTGAAGCTTCGAATGTAGAATATTGAGTTTGTGGATGGAATCCAGCCTCAACTAAAGCATATCTAGATTTTACAGCTACTTTCGGAGCCATAGTACCTTCTGCGATAGTTTGTACTGATTCAGCCATTAAATATGGCATGAATACTAGACCAGGACCGTTACCGTCACCTTTTCTACCAATTAATACATCACCTGAACCAAACGCTTGTGTTGGATCAGTGTAAATATTGATACCTGCAACTGAACCTAATGGATAGATTGCACCTGCAACTTGGTTAATTGTATTAGCCATTGGGTTAGGTACGAAACCTGCAACACCTTGTAATACTGAAGCAATCTTTGCAGAAACAACTGCGAAGTTACCAGCACCTCTTCTACCTTTATTAGCAATAAAGTTAGCGTGAGCTAAAATGTGTGTTAGGATTCTTCTGTTTACATCACCGAAAGTGTTACCACCTTGGTTGTATTCACCAGCTAACTGTAAGTCACCTAAAGCTGCATCAGAATTTAAACCAGCTAATCTTCTCATTTCTGCTAAGATGTGTTGGTTAATAGACTGAGTTAATTCGTTAGTTAATACTGCTTCTACTTGAGCAACAGCGTCAACACCGAATTGTTTAAGATCTTGTACTTGCTCTCTTGTAACTGCAGCAGCAACTTGGAAAGTTTCAGCAGCAACACTCTTAGAGAATAAGCTTAGACCCATAATTTTGTCTGGAGTTCTTTCACCAGTTTCTCTGTTCATTGGGTAAACATCGCTTACACCGTTTTCACCAGAGAATGCACCAGCACCTGAGAATCCTGGAATGTGATCTTCTAATGCTTTTACTAATTCGATAACAGCGTCATCAGCTGCAGTACCACTAGCTCTAAATGCAGCTAGTAAAGTATCAGCGTGTACATCAGTTTCTTCAACTTCATAGATAGCAAAACCATCAATTCTTGATGCTTTGTCTAATTTAGTGAATTTGTAACCATCTGCTGCACCTTCACCGTTAGCGTCTTCTGACTTAATGTAAGTTGGAGCGACACCACCGTCAACTCTACCACCTTCGTATACGAAGTCTAAGTAAGATAGTAAGCCCATAGGACCTGCCATTGGTACAACTGGTACTAAGTCTAATGCAATCGTTTGAGCAGCAACTTGCATTGCTAAAGGTAATAAAGTTGGAGCTTTGTCACCTGAACCTCTTTGATTTGCGAAAGATGCAGTTGCATCTGGAAGGACTACAGCGCCCATACCACCGATGTTTTGAGTTCCCGCAGAAACCGGGTTTAACGCCATCATTTGTGCGTCTTCATAAAGCTTGTGATTGTGACAGTAAGTCGACATCCAAGCTAGCTTTTCTGATTCATTGATTCCTGTTGCTTCCTCAATAATAGGAGCCCAAGTACCTCTGATCTCAGATTCGTTAATTAAATTTGCCATTTTGTAAATGTTCTTTTTTTGTTTGTGTTTATAGTTAAACTCGACATGCTTGGGTTTTCTGCTTCTGTCACCCGTTTCGTCGATTATATTATTATATATCTTTTTATTTATTGAATCTTTTCTTAAACGCTTCAGCATAGCTAGATGCATCGTATCCAAGCGAAGGCTTATCTTCTGTTTTAGATTCGTTAACCATTGCTACTTTGTTTAAATCAACCTTAGTTTCTCTAAGATCTCTAGTTTGCCAGAAGTTTCTTACTTGATACTCAGTATTTAAAGTATGATACTTTGATTGTGCAGCAACTTGATTTTGCTTAGCTTCGCTTAAGTTTTCCCATGTTTCTTTATATTCTAGTGGCATAGCCGCTAAGAAAAATGGTTCAGCGTTTTTATTCTCAACAATTAATTGAGATGATTCAATAATAGATGTAATTTCTCTTTCAGTCATAAAACCTCTTTTAGATACAGCTGTTCTAACTTCTGTTTTAGCGTCTTCGTTAAGAGCGTTATACTTTTCTATTGTAGATGATGATACAACTCTAAAGAAAGATGGATTTTCATTTTCTTTAACTTGAGCAGTTTCTATTAAATCATTTAGTTTTGCAGAGATTTCGCTTTTATAAGCTTCTAATGGATCTTGTGCTCCATCTTCACCTTCAGCTTCTTCTTCACCTTCACCGGCTTCTACCTCGTCAGTATTACCTGTTGGTGGAATTTCTTGATCACTGTCATCTAAATCAGATTCTAAATCTTCACCTTCTTCACCTGCTTTATGTGAATCAACATCACCTTCAGCTGAATTATCACCTATTTTGTCTAATTCTTTTTCATCCTTTTTAACAACGTCTTCACCTTCTTCACCAGCTTCTTCACCTTTAACGTCTTCTTCGATTTCTTCACCGTGGTATTCTTCGTCTTCTTCTTCAGTCATTTCTTCAACTTCGTCAGCAACTTCTTCAGCACCTTCACCAGCTTCTTCTTCGATATTGTCTTCAGCGTTTTCAACCTCTTCTGGAGTATCTTCTACTTTGTCATCTAGATCTTCGACTTCACCTTTATCGTTGATATCGTCTTCGATTTCTTCAGCTTTGTCTTCACCAAGCTTTTCATCTTCAATTTCTTCAACTTCTTTACCGGCTTCTTCACCTTCGTCTTCAGTAACTTCTTTAGCACCTTCTTCACCGTCTTCGATTTCATCTTCTAATTCGTCTGAATTATCTTCTGCTCTATCGTCAGCTTTTTCGTACTCTTCTCCGTCGCCATCAACAACATCTGGTGTTTCATCAACAGTTTCGTCTTCCATATCTTCTGCATCTACACCTGCACCATCTTCAACTACTAAGTTTTCGTTGATTGATTCTGCAATGTATTCTGCGTATTCTGAAATAGATTGTAAGTTTTCTCTTAAATATTCTACATAACCTAAAAGATTAGCTGATGAATCAGCACCTTCGTTATGAGATTCTGCTAAATAGTTAGCGAAATCTTTTACTTTAGTAATAGACTCAGCTAAATGCTCAGAATATTGAATGCCTTGATCTACTTTCTCAGCAACGTTCTCAGTATATGATATACCTTGATCTGCTTTCTCAGCAACATGCTCAGAATATTGAATAGATTGGTCTAATTTCTCAGCTAAATAAGTAACATACTCTGATAATGTATTAACGTTATCAGCAATATGATCATTGTGAGATTTAATGTTTTCTACGGTCATGTCTTCACTAGCATCAGCAGCTTTAGCGTCCATTGACTCTTTTATGCCTTTAATTTCTTTTGCCAGATATTCAGAATATCTATTAAAGTCTTCGGCTTTTACGAATTCCTCCATGTTTTTATTTTCTTTTATTTCTATATTTGTGTTTTGAGTTTCAATATTTTCGGTAACGTTACCCGCTCCCATTTCATAAATGTATAAACCAGTGTCTGTTGCATATCCATAAGATTCATTAACTCTCTTAAGTTCTGCATTTTCAAAACCAGGGTCAGCTACTAGATCATAAGTGAATAGTTGTTTGATTTTTACTTTACCATTTGATTCGACAGCACCTGCTGCTCTTGATGAGATTTGTAATGGTACACCAGCATCAACTAATGCCTTAGCTTGTCTACCTGCATCAGTATCTAATAATCTGATTTTACCTCTTACTTCTTTGCTTTCTTTATCATAAAAAAGTTCTTCAACAATGTGTGATACGTTTTTCAATGAAGTATCAAATTGTTGTGGATGATCTAGTTCACCTAACAATTTAGAAGATTCAATTTTCTGCTGAAGGGCCTCAATTTGAGGAACATATTCGTCTTCAGTGTAGATTCTATTGTTTCTATTTTTTTGATCAATTTGACCAAATACTCCTTCGAGAACGTAATCTTTCTCCTCTGATTGTGTAACATTCAGAGCCGATGACGACATTTCAACGATTAGCAAATCCTTTGCTTTTTTCATATTTATGGATTTTCTATTTTTAATATATATCCTTTAGTTATTATGTAATTATCTTATTACCTTTAGATGTCTGCCAGTGGATCATCCTCACCACCTTCTTCGCCTTCTCCGCCTTCTTCTTTTTCAGCTTCTTTTTCAGCTTCAGCTTCTTCAGTTTTGACGTCATTGTAATATTTAATAATCACTTCAATTTCACCTTCACCGAATGCATTCTCTCCGTATTGCTCATAGAAATACTTTTTAAATTCTTTCTCTGTAGGATAAGCTGCAATAGCTCCGATAATTTCAACAGCTCCCACTGTTTTTCCAGAATCAAGATTTATATCATCAACATAAACTTTTGATTCTTCGCCCACTCTTGTAGCTGCCTCAATAACTTTATTGTAGCTTTTCTCTCTAGCAAACGCTTCTATTGTTTTAATTACTTTCATAATAATTTATATATTCAATTTATTTTAGATGCCCATTCCATCGTCTTCTTCTTCAGGAGCCTCAGCTTCTTCTCTAGCTTTTGCTGCTTTTGCAGCTTCGTTTGATCTAATTTCATCGTCAGACAATTTTAGATATTTTTTAACTAGGTATTCCTGATCGAAGTAATATTCTTCTTCCATTGTTTCTTGATTAGTAGTCATTAAACTATCTCTCATAGATCCAATAAATTCAAGTCTTTTTTCCATGATTTCCATGTGCTTCATTTCAGCAAACATGTTTTCTTCGTTGAATCTTAAAGCTACTTGAGTTTTAAATTGTGGATCATCTACAAATTCTGGATATTTTAAACAGATTTGTAAATACAATGGCTTAACTAATATTTCTTGGAATGTAGATCTTAGACGCTTAATGAATTTACCAAACTTAATCTCGTCTCTAATCATACCATCAGCTGCAAGGTTAAATTCCCCACCACCATCTTCATACAAGAATCTATTAAATGGAATCTTAGATACGTGTTTTAGTTTATCTGAGAAGTATTTAAGTGCTTCTGTATCATTTAATTCTGGACCTTCACCGCCAAGAGTTTCAATTTGTGGTGAATCACCGTCCTTAGAAGGTAACCAATATTCTTTACTAAACTGGAGCATTGGTTTACCATCAGTTGAAAGAGAAGCTGAGTCCCAATCGAAATCTACTTGTTCTTTATAAGAATTCATTAACTGAGAAAGTGATTGCTTTGCTCTTGTTTTAGATTTACCACCAACTGGAATAATAAACTTCATTCTAAATGAAGCATTGGTAACAGACCAGATCACTCTAGTGTGTTCCATAATTCTAAGTAGGTTAAATGCTCTTACTAATCTTTCTAAGTAAGAGACTCTCGATGCTGTTGTAATAGAAGAATAAGACACATATATGATTTGTGAATCATAAAGCTTTCTCTCTTTTACTGGATCATCTTTATATTGTACCCAAACTTTTTTACCATCTTCTTGATTGTAACCTGGAATTAATGTAACAGGATCAAGTTCTTTAAAACCAATAATTTCTTTTTGGTCTGGGGAATAAATTATCTCAAATGATAAGTAACCGTCTATTAAGAATTTTCTATAATAGTACCATGCTGATTGATCTTCTGTAAAACCAAAGTAGTGATAGATCTGTCTGAAATATCTGTTTAGATCTTTATTTACTTTATCTGAAATATCCAATCCTAAAACTTCAGGTTGGGCGAAGAAATTCTTTTCGTCATATACAATAGTCTCATCACACAAAATATCTAAAATATCTTCTATTTCATCGTTTGTTGAAAATCTTCTTAATTCATCTCTTTTAGTTAAGTAATCTTTATCAAAAAATGGGATATTCTTTTTAAGATTAATATCTGTCATGGACATGGCAGCAAATGCACCATAGATGTCATCGTTATCATAACCGAATGGGTTCATTTCCCCATAACCGATCTGGGCCTCCATTGGACCAATGGCTTGCGATTGTCTAAGTACTAAATCATCATAGCGCATACCGAAGCTACTCAAGGTTTTAAGTGCGCTTGAGAGGCTAAACGGTTTTGTATTGACGCTCAATGGCCCGTTTCTTTTATCTGTAAATCCTGCCATACTTTTTAATTTATGTTATGTTTTATATATCTCATTTCTTTAAGTGGTTTCTAAATGCTTCCTGGATCTTGTTTAAGTCACTACCATTTATATCTGCAAAGTCTAAAATTGCTATCTTTGCCCAACTTTCATAAGAGACTACTTTTTGATTTGACTTAAGATTTGGAATGTATTGTCTGATTGCAAAATCGAAACCATAATCTTTTAAAAACCTTTTTGCACCTTCATAAGTAAACTTAAGTTCACTTTGTTTTTTTGCGTTATCTGCAGTACCTCCCTTTTTTTGATTTTCTATTTGTCCTTTCATTTGTTCATATACAAAATCTAGTAGATCTTCTTTAATTTTAGGTGGTAAAAGATTTAAATTAATACCACAATCATTTCCAAAATCTGTAGGATCTAATGCTAAAACGACTGGGTTTGCATCAAACCATGCAATCCTATCGATATGCTTAGGCTTTTTATATTCAAAAACATATATCTTACCTGGTTCAAATGGTCTACGAGTATCTGCGATGCTTTTTGTTTTGCCCTTATCAAACCATTTTTTAGCCTCGTTAATAGCTTTATTCATGCTACCGGCATCTTTAGATAATTTTTTTATGTCTTTTTTAATTTGACCCATTATTTAAGAGACTTTTCTGTTAATACAATAAACCGCCATCCTCTGTTTTCTGACCAGGCTTTGGCATACTTATATTTATCCATATTTTTTACATACTGCTCTGCTAAAAACTTATATGATTTAATTGCTCCTTTACTTCTCTTTTTAGGAGGAGCTGGTTTTTTAATTTGTGCTTCTGGTTTAATTTCAACCAGAAATTCTTCAAATCCTTCTTCAGTTTTTGTTTTCATGTAAAAATCAGGATAATACTTATGTTCTCTTTTATCGAATGACCATATGTATTTGATCTCAACTGGCTCACTTGCCCATTTAACAACATTATCTTTAGTATCACACATTATCATAAACTTTCTTTCCCAAGAAGATCTGTATATAATTGGTGTCGGGCCAATATATTTTTCGGGGTTTGTTGGGATAAAATATCCTTGTACAAATCCTGAGTTATTGGTTGGCTTAACATTCTTTATCGACATTATATATTAAACATACCACCTTCACCACTAGTATCCTTTGAAGATATCTTGTCCATAGAAAGTGTATTTTTATATTTTTGTGGGTGTATTTTATTCCAACCTTTAGCATATCCTCTTTTTGCTATCTCTGTAAAATATGCAAATGCATTGGTATACTTAGGGTTAAAATTACGCCAGTATTTTAGTAAATCTAACATTGCGAATTGTAAACAATCGTCTCTATCATCATTATTCACATATGTTAATTTATTTATTGCTCTTTCTGCAAGTAATATTAACATCTTTTCAGCAGTAGGTGTCAATTTATCCTGATCTTTAGATTCGACTATTGCGTTGTAAAGATCTTTATTATTTAGGTAATTCTTTTTTCTAGCCATTAATCATATTTAGTTTAGGTTTATACACAAAAAAGCCCATTTGTTTCCAAATGGGCTTTAATTAATAATTTATATATGAGTATTAAACTCCTGCACCTGCTTCTAAATCAACTTTGAATTTCTCAATTCTAAGAGGCTCGTCATTTGCAAAAACAGTTAATGTATCATCCTTTCCAGCTGAAGCATATTCTACTGCATCTACTTTAATTGGATCACCTTCTTTTAAACCTTCTGCTGCTCTAGAAACAGTAGCATCTAAATAGCCATCAGAAAGTCCAAGTAATTCTTCGTTTTGTGCGTCTGTAAGTTCTTCACTTAATCTATTGATTTCAGTATTAATTAATTGATCTGCTGCTTTGATATCTGGAAGATTTCTATCAGCTTCTGCAATTCTACCTTTTTGATCTTTTAAGAATGCAATCATTTCGTGCATTAGTGAGATTTTATTTCTTTTAGCTTCTCTTCTTTCTGAGAATGATTCTAAAATGTCCTCTACTAAAAATGATACATTATATCCTGTTTGTTCAGCAACATAATCTACTGCAGCATCAGGTAAAAGTTTAGTAAATTTACCAATAGTAGTATCTTCATTTACTCTCCAAACATATACATTATGACCTGCTTTCATAGTAGCACATGTGATTTGATTTAATTTACTTTCGACAATAAAATCTAGTACTTTGTAAGAGCTTTGATTCTTACATGTATTTTCAAATAAACTAATTAATGCCTTGTCTTGGTATTTGATATAACCTGAAGCTACGATTGTTTCTACTATAGAATTACTATGATTTAGTAATTCAGTGTTATTTGCAAAATATGTATTTTCTTTAACGTTGTATGAAAATTTAATAGCTCTAGGTGAATTAGCCATTGTAGAAAGAAATGCTTCTAAAAGAGCTACTTCATTTTTTGCTTCATTTAAAGCTTCTGAATTCGATGCTCCTAATTTTACAGTTTTAGTGCTTTCTTTTAGGAATTCTAATTTAGCCTCTGCTTCTAATGTCTTATTAAAATTATCAAATGCGGATTCATCTATTGAAGAAACTATAGATTTATTATTATAATCATAGATAAAATCAATAGTGTTTTCACTAATGTTAAACATTCTTTGGCCAGATATTAAGTTTTCGAAAGATTTATTTCTCTCATTAAACATATCGATGTGGCTTCCAACTATCTTGAAATTTTGACCAGCAACATGAAAAACATACCCGTTGGTGTGCTCTAATATTGGTGAAATAATTTTCTTTGTTTGATTTGTCATCTTATTTTGTTTTTATTTCTATTATACTATATATCATTCTTTTATTCTTCGAATGGTAAGTCACGACCTGTGACGTTGTAATTATCGCCTAGCATAGTTCTTTCTTGATCCGTTAACTTATCTTCTAAGTTTATTTGAGAATTTCCAATTGTAAACATTCTATTACTTTGCTTTCTTCTTTTAGTAATATTAACAACCTCTTCTCTAGTTTCCAATAATTCTCCCATGTCACTATTATCGCATACTCCGATTTGAACCCAGCTGTTTCCGTTATATTCCCATTTAGCGTTTGTTGAATTATCACAATATACATGTCCTACTGGCATGCCTGATAAATGATTGTTAGGATCTCCATAATCTCCTACAACACCTAATGCAAAGTATTCTACTTTGAATTTATTCATCATAGGTGTTTCAAAATTAAAATCTGGAATGAAAGAGTTAATCTCTAATGAGAATGTTACTTTGTGATTACCCTTATCGTCAAAACCATATTCTATTGGTCTCTCTTGTGTATAATCGTCAGGCATCATATATTGAGAACTTATTCTGTATGTTCCATCTTCAATATGACCCGCATCAACATGATAAAAATTGGCCTTGTACATTTTTTTAACTAAAGCCTCAGTTACTTTAAATAAATCTAATTGACTTGAAACTAAAATTTCTATATCTACGCCTACGTTTATTGGAATCATTTGAAATTCTGCTACAAATCCTTCCATAAAACCCTGTTCATTGATTCTATTGTAATTACCTAGGTTTCTTTTATTTACTAATTTTGCAGGATCAACTGCGAATGAAGTTAAATTAACAATACCCCTTGGTACTTTATCGTAGTTTCCATCTGCAAATTCTCCGTCTGGATCACAACCAACTCCATTGGCATTTGAAAATAAAAAAGCATCTTTTAAAAAGTTTTCATCTCCACTTACTGAATAAAAAAATGGAACATCAACAATTACTCTATTATCGTTGCTAAGCTGTCTCTTAAAACTTAACTTACTATTAAGATCTGCCAGTAGACCGACAATTACATGTCTAATAACTGAGTCGTCTTTATTAAATTTCAAGTTATATGTTGCCATTAATAATTTATTTATTTTATTTATATATCATAGCATTATTCTATGCTTTCTATAGAAAGTTTAGAGAATCCATTTTCTCGGTAGATCTGTATTTTTTTATCGAAGATTTCATGTGGTAAAACAGTATGATTTATGACAAACGTATTAATCTTATTTTCTTTAATGACTTGATTTAATATCTTAAGAATATTGTAGACACCGTCATGGTCGACTGAAGATAGTAATTCATCTAAGAATAACATGTTTAGTTGTGGAAATCTTAATTTTAATATTTTAATGATTGCAATGATAATAATAAAATCTGCCTTCTTACGTTCACCGGTAGATAATGTCATTGGATTAATGTCTTCACCTAAGTGATTGATAATACAATTAAACTTCTCATCGAATCTTATATGAAATTGTAAGTGCATAGTTTGAGCCATAGCTGCTATATTAGTATTAAGACCTGGTAAAATAGTTTTAACAGCCAAGTTCTTAACACCATCTTCTCCTAATATTTGTTCTACTACTTCCATAAAACTATAGTCACCGTTTAATGTGTCTTTGCTTTTGGATTTAGTGGCTTCTTTTTCTTCAAACTCTGTAATGAGATTTCTTAAATGATCAAAGTCTTTACCACCTGAAGTACTCTTTAATTTCATTAATTCTCCTTTAAGACCTCGCATCGTAACTTTGTGATCTGAAATTTGTCCTTCTAGTTCTAATTTTGATTCTCTAGCACTTGTTACTTTTTCTGATAAAACATCCATCTCTGTTTTAAGAGATTTGATACTGTCCATGTTAGTTTTGATATTTTCTTCGAATTCACACTTTTGGTTATCATGCCATTCAGTATCTAACTTGGTTTCACATGTTGGACAATGACCGCTTTCATATAGTTTAAGTTTTTTATTTAGATAATCTATTTCTCTTTTAATATCCTTAGCGTCAGAATGTTTGTCGTTGTATTGTGTATTAAATGTATTCATTTCACCTTCAGCACTAGTTCGCTCTGTATCTAATGATTCTACACTAGATTTAAGTGATAATAAATTTGTTTTTAATTCTTCTATTTTTGATTTATTAGCAGTATTTGATTCTTCTAACAGAGTATTTAGTCTGCCTCTAACAGAGCCAATAGAATTCATTATTTCATTAAGTTCACTTTCATATGAATCAATATCCATCTTAACTTGTCTACGCTCGTCCTTTATTTGACGCTGCATATCATTAAGAATAGAAAAACCAAACATCTTATCTATAATTTGTTTCTTATCTTGATTAGACATCGTTAAAAATGATTTAAAATCATTTACTGATAAAATAATTATGTTTTTAAATACATGATATGGAATACCAAATACTTCTTCTTCTAAATAGTCTTGTACAGATTTTTTACCTGCCTTATCGAATTCAACTCCATTTAATTTAACACTAAATTTATTTGGCATTAAACCTCTTTCTATTTCTATATGAAGCGTACCACATTTTAAACCTATGCGTACGTAAAGTTCTTTGTTAATTCTGTTTGGTAAATCTGATAACTTAACGCCTTCTACTTTACCATAAAGCGCATAGATCATGGCGTTCGCAATAGTAGTTTTACCATCACCATTTTTACCAAGTGTTAAGAATAATTCTGAATTTGTTTTTTCAAACTCTATTCTCTGTAATTGGTTTCCATAACTTGCGAAGTTCTTAAATTCTATAAAATCTATTCTCATGCTTCAGTATCGTAGTTGTATGCACATTGAGTGTACAATTGTTTTAACTTTGCTTTAAGCTTTTGTTTCACTTCTTCATCATCGCCTATACTATCAACATACATATCACATAGATTTAAGATATTGTAATTCTTATACATCTCTTCTATTTCTTCTATATCATGAAAGTCTTTATCGATATAATTATCTTCTTGATAAATGTTTGGTTCTAGTTTACGACTAATATGCTGTATTTTATTAATTAGTTGACTAAGAGCATTTGTAGTAGCTATTTGGCTAGGTACAAACAGATCAACAAAGTTATTTTTAATTTGTGATTTAAATGTTCCTAAAGTAATGTCAAATAATTGTGTTACATTGTACTTAAGAAATTTGGGGGAAATATGATTCTCAAAAAATGATTCTTCCATATTTGATAAATCTACAAGATCAAAGCCCTTAGAGTTATTTGCGTCAGATCTGGTCAACTGATATGGTGTTCCAACCATTAATAACTTACCACGCTCTTGTCTAAAGTGGATGTGTCCTGAGTATACTCGTGTGTATTTATCATATACATTGGAATCTGTACCGTGTTCGTTCTTAACTTTAGAGTTAAGATAAATGCCTTTAACTTCAGAATGGCAAAATACAATATCTGTTTGTGGAAAATCTGCTAGAGTTTGAGTTTCATGCTCTGCGTCTCTTCTCCATGGCATCATTAATATTTTTCTATTATTCCAATTTAATAATTCAGGCTCTTTGTAGATTTGAACATTAGGAATCCATTTTAAACTATCGATTGATGTTATCTCATTCGATTTTTTAGCCCATATATCGTGATTACCACATATGACATGAACTGGTAATATTTCACCTAATCTTTCGAATAGATTAACTGCATAATTTAATACTTTGATATTGATTGATTGTCTATTATCAAATGTATCGCCTACTTGTACTAGGACATCTCCAGGTTTTACATGTTCCTTTAATGTAGGTATAAATAAATTCTCAAAGAAATCTTTTTGAATATCTAACCACTCCATTGAATTGGCTCTTACACCAAAATGCAAATCGCCAAGAACCCAAACTCTATTGACCCCTTGACCTAATGTCTTTTGATCAATCATTAAAATAATTTATTAATATTCTTTTTTCCTAAAATTCCTGTTTTATTATCTAATTCTTGTATAAGATCTTCTTTATATACGTTAGAAAGTGAGCTATAAAATTTAGTTGGATTAATATCGAAATAAACACAAAGTTCACTAAATAGATCTATACGACTAAATTTGGCAGCCATCTCGTCAGAGATGTAACCATATACATCATTAATATCAGATTTCTTTAGTTTATTACATCTTCCTAGATCATCTACTTTATTAAAGCTTTTAAATCTAGAAGCTTCAATTAGATTATGAATCTTAGTTGCAATCATTTCGAAATGAATTTTTATTTCTTCATCTCGTGTGTCTTTAAATGATGGATCAAGATCAAATTTTATGTCTGTTAGTTCGAAGTCGGGTGCATCGAATGAGTTGTTAAATATTTTGTCGTTTGCTGCCATAATTATATTCCGTGTAGGTTTGAGTTAGTAATATCGTCCGTTTCTATTAACCTCATGTATTTCCAATTAATATTCAATTTACATTTGGTTCCTTTGCCTTCTCCATCTCTAATTTTAAGAATTTTAAGCCAATACTCATCATTGGCTCTCATAAGATCATCTTGTATAATTCCTAACATAATATCTGCAGTGTGAGAAAGTCCTGCAGATTCTGCGACATCTGTCATTGAGATGTCTGATGAGTTATATCCATTTCTGTTTATTTGTGTTGCTGTAACTATCAACCAATCGTTTCTAATACCCATAGCTCTTAGATCTTCAGCTATTTGCTTAATCTTCATATAAGTATTTTCTGTATTCAGATTTCTGTAATTTGCTAAAATATTAATGTAATCAACAACAACTGCTCCTATTTTTATTTGACGCTCTTCTTCTATTTGACTAACATATGCTTCAATGTCAAGTACAGTTGCTTGTGATGTTGGCATTTGTTTAATGAACAGTTGTCCAGGTGGTGTGAAGCCGTCACCTACTGTTTCTAATCTTCGCTTAATATGATCTTTGTTTTTTGCTTTTTCAGCGTATTCGCCGATGTCAACACTAAGTAAATTAGATCCGATTCTTTTTACAAATTTATGAGCTGCCATTTCTGCAGTAATGACAACAGTGTTAGTTCCCATTTTTACAAAGTTAGCAGCATCATTCGCTAAGTAAATAGATTTACCTATATTCTGCTCACCTGCATATACAATTAAGTTACCACCCTTGTCATATCCACCTCCCAAAAGTCTATCAATAAAATTGTATCCTGAGCTTACCTTTTCTGTTTCTTTTTGGTCGTGTGCATCAACATCAAAGAAATCTAAGCCAAGATCAGAATTAAATGATAAGTTATTTCTATCATTAATTAGTCCTTTAACTTTTTGGATTACAGTATCGGCATTCTCAGGCGTTACCTTAGTAGTCTTAATAAATTCTATAGTATCTATTAGTGTAGTGTCAAATGTGCGCCATTTGATCCAAGATTCAGCTGTAGTAGTTAACCATTCTTCATCGTATTGGTCAAGGTCTGTTTTAAATACTAAATCTAATAAATCCTCGTTAATCTTTTCTTTAGCTCTTTCATGTCTATTAATTAGCAACCATAATTGTTCTTTACTTGGAGTTTCATGAAATTTGTCATAAAACTTATTAGATAAGTAACTTAATAAATCTATTTCTTCAGATGTATAAAAGCTTTTCTTAATAGCTTGTAGATATTTAGGCTTAACTAATGATAACCTAAAGAATATTTTTTCAAAATCTTGACCGAATTGCATATATAATAGTTTAGTTTATCCTTCTATGTTAAATTTACCATTTTGTTTACTATAAGGCTCATCTTCCCATAAATTTATGGCAATAGCATGTCTTATACCTTTATTAACAACTGTTACTTGATGTGGATATAAACCTGCATCAAATATTATTAATCTATTTGGTTTAGCGTATAATACTTCAGGTAAATTATGTTCACCATTAGAATAAATCTCTAGCATACCACCTTCAAATTCCATCTGTTGTGGATAATAGATTGTGCCCATTATCGGTGATTTTATTTCTCCTGTTTTTTCAAACCATGCTTCATCTTTATCTATGTGAAGTCCTAGATTATTATCAAACCCAGAATCGCCTGATTGTTGAATACCAGTCCAATATTCAAAACCTGCAACGTCATATGATGTTGAAATAGGGCAGTTTTCACCCCATGTATATTGAATTATTTTCTTAATAATATTATTAGCCGGTGAATTCCACCAACCATCATACCATTTGTAAACGCCAGGATCTTTAAATAAATCCTGAGCGTTTACTTGTATTTCAGTTAATAGATTTTTATCTTTTATAAAATTATCGATTACAGTTATCATGCGAACGGGTTTTGGATTATTTTCCAAGAAAGTTTATTTTCCTCAGTGTTTACTGTTTCTACTATACCTAAATTCACTAGATCTTGAATAGAATCTAATAACTTAGATTCTTCAGTTTCTGTAAACCTATATGTTTTTAGGGCATGTAAGGTAAAATTGCCTTTATGTCTGTCTGGCATTCTAACGCATAATTGTATTTCTTTGTACAATATGTCAAATCCAGTTGGATATTCAGGTAAATCTTTTTCAATGCCCATAATATATTTTATGGGTAGATTATCCTGATTAATTTGCATCCTCTTCTAGTATTTCGTCTAAATCTATTTCGCGTTCCTCTGTATTATAGTTAAATACATGTTTGATTCTATCTTCAATTTTCTCAAGTATTTCTTGTGTAAATACTTTATCTGAGAAGAAATCTTTATTAGGTACTGATTCATCTAAATGCTTACAGATCCAGTTTCTTGCAGTCTTCTTAGGAATCTTCTCACCCTTTTCAATAACGCCCTTAGTAATACCGATATCTTCCCAATCAATATATTGTTCTAATCCAACATACCTATTCATACCTTCTGTAAAGTGTAAATGAAATTTAATATTGTGTGGTTTTGCAAAACGATTCTTATTTGGTTTAGCAGTTACAATAATACCTGCTTTTTCACCGCTAGATTCTTTAAGTTGTGCTTTTCCTAAGAATAAAACAATAGATGCTGCATATTCTGGTCCAGTTCCACCACCAGCTACTTGTCTTGAGATAAAGTCTTGAGTCTGATATGTGTGATTAGTAAAAATAAAAGGTATTTTAAGATCTGCCAATGGCGTCATAATGATTCTAAAAATAGATTTTAAAACCTTAGATCTTGTCATATCTGCTTTCTCAGATCCTGACTTTGCATCTTCAATTTCCTTTTGTGTTGCTAAGTTACCTGCTGAATCAAGAATCATCATAACCTTTGGTGTTTTACCACCAACTCTTTTAATTTCTTGCATTTTACTAGTTAACGTAGTAACTGATGTTCTAAATTCTTGAACAGTGTTAATTGGTTGATAATTTACTTTAGTAACATCAATACCAAACTTTTCCATTTGATCTTTATCTACTGCAGCTTCACTATCATAATATATCACATTATATCCCATATCGATTGCTCTTTTTACTGAGTTCAATACTAAGAATGTTTTACCAGTTCCTGAAGGACCTGCAATTGAACATGTTCTACTATTTGGCCATCCACCGAAAAGTGAGCCACTAACACATGCGTTTAAGTGATAGTTACCAGTGTCAATCCACTCTGTAACTTCACTAAATGTAGAGTCTGCCATAATTGATCCCATTGGATTTAATTGCTTTAACTCTGCGTTTATATCATCAAAACTAAAATCTTTCTTTGCCATGTAATTATACTTTTTTGTTTAAGGTTATATCACAATAACCATATTTGTTTCTAAATAAAAAAACCGACTTAATTGTCGGCATTCTTAAGATTCTGTATTAAATCATTATCACCTGGAAACTCTACCGATTCTTGTTCTCTTAATTCATTAAGCTTGTTTATAAGGGCCGAGGATTCGGAACCTAACGTACTTAATTCTTCTTGAATTTGACCAAGTCTCTCAAGTATGTTTCTATATGCTTCAACATATTCCTGTTGGCGTGATGTTAATTCTACGTGCATGTTATTTGTCTTCTGGAAATTTTATTGTTAATTGATTTGGATCCACAGATTCTGCTGTTTCTATCTTCCAAATTAATCTTCTAAGAGCATTACCTAGTTCCATGTCATTTGGTGTTTGCTTTGTTAAACTCAAAATAGTTTCGTAAAATGTTGGTGTCATAATAATTCTTTTTAAAATAACGACGATGCGTAAATTAGGTTAGTATCTAAGGTTTGTAGACCAATCGCTGTTAATACTCTATTAAGAGGATCGATCATTGCTTTTTCAAATTGAGTGTCGTAATCAATTTCTGGTGCAATTTCATAAGGATGATCTCCTGGCATATATGCATACACTTCAGATATTGGTGATTTACAATTGTAGATTTTTAGTTTTTCACCGTTACCGATAACCTTATATTTGTTTTTATATTTTTTATTGTTATTCAATAAGTAATTATAATATCCTGCTGCTTTAACATTTGCTGGACATTTTAGACCTATTTGAAATTCATTCTGATCATCAACAATATATTTGTCAATGTTGTTAGTTCTTCTATTAAAAGAAATCTCGTCAATATCTGCAAGTTTAAATTGCTTTTTGGTTTCTTTCATAAAAACAACTAACGTTTGAAGATCTTCTGCTGTTGGAGTTACTCTACTTTTAAATATAATTTTAAGAGCTTCAACTAGTTTCTCTCTTGCAAATTTAGGGGTAGATGATTGAATAGTATCAAAACCAATTGTTTTAATTTTCTTTAATGAAGTATGCCTATCCGTAATTTCTAATTTATCATCCCATGCAATATTTTGAATATACTTTTTCTTAGACATCCAAATACCATTATATGCAAGCGCTTCTAATTCAAACATTAAATAATTATCTGAGTTTCTTTTATCTGCATATTTCTCCATACACTTAGTAATGTAATCCCTAAGTCTGAAACCATATAATGCTAAAATAAACACATCGATTTCCATCTTCTCTGTTTCTTCTGGCCAAATTATAGATTCATATAGATCTTGAAACTGTACATAACATGAATCTGTATCAATATAAATTACCGATGGTTTTTCTATTTTACCCTTTACTTTAATTCCAAAATGGTTATGTGCAGCTGTGTCTTTGTGCCAAAATTCATTAACATACTTATTTAGTATTGTTTCTGAATATAGAATTGCATTTTTGCCTTGTTTTGTAATTGACTCGGCAATGTCAATATTAAAGAAGTGAAACCACTTGTTACCGAAGGCTCCGTAGATAGAGTTAAGACTTAACTTTACTGCTTGTTCATATGCAGTATATTTGGCTGAAAGCTGCTTGTAGTGATCTACAAGCAGCTTCGCCTCATTATCTGTTAATTCTTCAATTGATTTATTTTCCAGTGCTTCGATGTTCATACTTATGCAGTTTGACAAGTTGAAACTGTTAGTAATGTGTTTGTATCATTAGAGTTGAATACAACTTTTGATCCCGAAACATATACAGTTTGTTCGTCTTTGTCAAGTAGGCTTAAGTATTTTTTATATACAGTTACTTCACCGTTTCCACTAGTGTCTGGATTAATTACAACACTAAATGATTTGCCGCTTACACTTACACCAGATACGTCTGATTTGATGCTAAATGTTTCGTCTTTGTCAAGAGAGAATAAGTTCTTAACTTTACCGATCATATGAGTATCAAAGCTAAAATCAAATTTGCTATCTTCTCTTGCAAAAATTGCATCGATTTGATCTTGTGTAAGATCTTTAAAGCCAAGTGATGGTTCTGAACAAGCTAGAGTAATTTCTAATTCGTCGTTAAAAATACGTAGCGTAGATGCTACTAATTCGTTGTCATTTTCTATAAATTCTATTTCACCTTTAATCGCGTCTGCGTCAAAGTGCTTAATAGCTTCAATAACTTTATTTCCCTCAAAGAATGCTATTTTCATTTCTTTGTCTGTTTCTGGCCAAGCTTCTACTTGAAAAATAGTACTGGCTTCTACAGAGTGGTGCTTTACTGCATCTCTTTGTGGAAGATAAACGGTTGAATTAATTGTTCCGTCTGCAATTTTCATGTAGATGAAAGAATCGATTGGTTTTACTCGGTTGATGAATGCTGTTAAAGCATGCTGGTCAATACGATCTAATTTAAGTTTCATAATTATTTGTTTTTTGATAATGATTTATTATTATATAGAATTGCTTTGAAAGGTTTCATAAAAAAAGCCCAAGATCCTAGAAACTTGGGCTTAACTTTTAACCAAATCAGTTTTAGTTTAGAACTTTAAACCAAATCCGATTTGAAGGTTAGTTGTTTCCATTCCTAAATCGTAAACGATCTTTGGATCTACAAACATAGATCCTTTATGGAATGCGAACATTTTACCTACGCCTAATTGAAGTTGATCAAAATCAAAATCGTTTAGTGCTACATATCCAAAGAATCCTTTATGGAAATATCTTCCTTCTAGACCTAAGACCATGTCTTCAGTTGAATCAGCTTGTGCAACACTCATTCCAACCATATAGTTGTCAGAGAATGCATATCCGATTGTTGGCTGGATTGATAATTCAGTCCAAGCTGTGTTAGCAATATCGCCAGTACCTACGTACCAGTCACCTTTTGTATTCTGTGCATTAGCACCGAATGTTGTCAAAGCCACAAGGGCTAATGTTAAAATAAAATTTTTCATATTAAAATGTTTTGGTTAAAATAAATCTATCAGTCTGTGATAACAGTTCTAGGAGTAAAGATAGACGTGCTGCTGTTATTTTTAGCAGTCTTTGTTAATAAGTATAATGAAATTGTGTTCATTTTTCTTTGTTAATTGGACTATTATACCCAACAAATAAAAAAGGTTTCACATTTTATCTAAATTAATTAACATTTGATTGTTAATATGATAATTTATTGAGTAAACCAAACTATATTATTACCATCTGGATTTGTTAAAGTATAATCTTTAAATCCTAGACTACGCAATCTACTGTATATTATATTGGAACCTTTTTCTCCGATAGCATTTTCATGTATTTCCATAGCGATACATCTAGTGTTAATTAATATATTATCACTAATACCTTCAAGCGCCATTACTTCAGCACCTTCAATATCCATTTTTATAAAATCAGGTTGTTCTATAATACCGTTATTGATCAAAGTGTCCACTCTCATTGACATACATGTCTGTAATATACCATCATCATATTTAACCATAGAACTTCCTCCTGGACAATTAGGTTTATATGCAATGTTAACAGCTTCATTATCTTTATTAGAAATTGCAATTCTGTGTGCTTCACAATTGTCTGGTCTATTTAGGGATAAAAGTTGAAAGTTTTCTTGAATAGGTTCAAATGAATAAACTTTTTTTGCTCCTTTATCACTTGCAAATCTAGTAAAAATACCAATGTTAGCACCAAGATCTAGAACAACGTCACCTTCTTTAATAATACAATCGCCATGCTGGTATAAAGAATCATCAATATATCCTCCACTGTGGCAATCATATACTTCATAATAAATTACAATGGCTTCGTCTATCTGATTATTAGTCCATGAGGGAAA